AGAATTTGAGCATCCGCATATGGAACTGATGAATCTAAAATATCAATCATTCTACCGTAAGTTTCTTTTTCTATAGCTGCTCTTGCAGCTTTTTGTGGACCACCAACTGCAGGGAAAATAGTAATTGTTTTTCCTGCATCTTTTAAACCTTTAGCTACAAAACCTACATTCTCATCAATGAGTGCTTGAGTATTTATAGGAATAGATTGTTCTCTTGCTTTTTTTGCTAAGTCATAAGCTCTATCACCTTCTAAACCAATTGCAGATCTATATCCTTTTGTCATAAGCGAAAGCATAGGGGCTAATGCAAATGCTCCAAAATTAAAGTACAAAGCATTTTTCATTGCATCTGCTGCGTGAACTAAAGATCTTTCTCCAACAGGTAAAGCTCTAATATCATCTTCACTTACGTTCGCTAAATCTTCAGAAGTTGTTGCAGCAAAATCAGTCATTAAATTAGCTGCATCAAATGTTAATGAACCTACACCAGCTCCGACAGATCCACCAAATTGTGACAATGCTTCTGTATATAAAAAAGGTGTAGGACCTTTCATTCTTATTTTACCTGGTCCTTGTCTTACAAAGTCTGCCATTTTACCTGCTGTAGAAGCTAAACCTTTTAAAAGTTTTGAACCTCTTACCATAGGTAATTTCATTAATTGTTTTTGAAATTGATTTATTTTTTCAGGTGAAATTATAGTTCTTTGATCTACACCAAATTCTGCTTTAGCATTGTTTGCAATTAAAGATTTTACAAGCATATCTCTATTTTTAATATATGGAATTATAGAACCTGTAACATCTCCTACTAATTCCAAATCTGCTCTACCTATTCCTGTAGCAGTTTCAAACGGCTGTAATTTTTTTTGTTTTTGTGCTGCTAGAATTTCCATAGCAGCATTTTGCTCAGCAGCTACTTCGTTGATACCCCCATACCCTTTGAGTTGACCTGATTTTAATAATGCGTCTACCGCAAACTTTTGATCATCGTTTAGAGTTCTTACATCGAGGGCTTTGTTATCTAAAGCCTCTTGTATTTGTTTTACAGAAGCCATTATTTTGTTCCTATATTAATAGTTTCTAATATTGCATTTATATTATCTTGCGCTTTCTTAGAATCTTTTTTAAATGTGTAGTCTTGAACTAGAGGCATATTAGTTAAACCTTCAACAAACTTATTACTTCCACCTGCGTTTTGATAACTGTTTAATGTTTCAGCAAATTTTTCATTTAAGTCATTCATGATTGCAACATAGTTACCTTTAATTTTTCTTGGTGAATCTAGTGTAAATATTTTAGTTAGCTCACCAGCGGCATCGATATCTCTTTGTGTTAAACGGTCTTCTTGTTTATTTGCGTTTGCAAGTAAGTATTTTAATCTAACTTCAATTAATTTTGCTTTTGTAATTTTTGCTAGTTCTTCGTCATTTGGTCTAAGTATATTAAACCTTTTTCTATCCATCAGAGTATACTCTCTAGCTTCTTCTAAATCTTTTCTTAAATTTTCTTGTATTAATGTTTTTTCATCTTCTTTCGCATTACTTGTAACTAATGTTTGAATATAAGCGTCTGGGTTTGAACCTGCTTCACCTGTAATTATTGCATCAGCAGCACCGATAACTGATTCAGCTCCAGATGTGAAGAGACCTCTAGGACCTATTAGATTTTCAGGTAAGTCATTTACAAATTTAGCCATACCGTAACCTAAATTTTGTCCTGATAATTGTGTTCTAAGTTTTCTTAAACTTGCATTATCTCCAGCTTTACCAACATTTACTGCACCCTCTAAATCCAAATTATTTGCTAACACCCAAGTAAAAGTGCCGTCACCATTATCTTTTTTTACAGCTTCATAACCTTTGTAAGGGCCACTATCAAAATTTTTAACATCAATTACTTTTTGACCACCAATTGCTTCGGGATCTTGTACTAAAAATCTATTTGTTGCTGCAGTAACTTGAAATTGGTTTGTTCCATCTTTTTTAGCTTTTAAATAGGCAACAGCTAAATCATTTTTTCTATCTTTTTCTTTTGCTTTAAGAGCTATAGCAGTATCAACTGTTTCGCCTACCGCTTGTCCTGTAACATCTAATAAACCTCTCACTCCCTTTTCACCTGTTTTTTTGGTTACTAAACCTGAAGCTAACTTAAGTAAAATTAAATTGTTTGTATCATCTTTAGTGCCTGTTAAATCTTCTAATTCTTTTGAAAATTTTTGAAACTCTAATGTTTGTTTAGATAATTTTTTACCTGATTCTTCTTTGTTACTTGTTCTTACAATTTCTTCTTCAACTTCTTCTGCTGAAGCATCTCCAGATGGTGCAGTTACTTTTTGTGTTTTTTGTATCTGTGGAATTAAATTTGAAGGATCAGCACTTGTAAGTTTTTCATCTGTTTGTGCAGCTACTAATCGATCTTTTACTGCTTGTTTCTGAGCATCAGTTAATTTTACATTGTTATCTTTTTCGTATTGTTTAATTTGTATATCGATTGGATCTCCCAAAACTTGATTTTTACCTGCAGTATCAGGTTGTGCAAACACAGCTCCTGTACCAAGAAGTGTACCACCAGCAATCATTGGACCATAACCTTTAGGTGTTAATTTTTTTATACCTTTACCTGTATCCCTCATTGCTTCTTTTACTTTACCAATCTTTCCTGTTCTTTTTCCCATTCCAGCCATTCTTAACGCTCTTCCCATTAAAGGTGCTGAAAGTAAAAGACCTCCTAAACCACCTGCAACTTGCCCGTAATCACCTCTCATTACTCCTGATCCTATTTCGTTGACACTACCTGCTGCGATTGGTGCAGTTAGGGCTAACTCAGCACCTGTGACTGCTCCTCTTGGTATTCTACCTGCTTTTATAGCTCTAGATTCTATTCCACCCAAGCCTGACGTTTTCAGACCTCTTTGTTCTCCCATTATTCTTGTGGCTAAATTAGGTTGATTACCACCTGTCATAAATCCAGAAGAAGGTTTTGGTGCAGCTCTTGCCGCTTTAAAAGCTCTGTAACCTCTTTGAACTGCAGGTCCTACTCTACTTAAAACATTAAAAGCTGTTCCTATACCACCTAAAAAGTGACCTGGAATATTACCTGTTTGTATTTGTTTAAAATGTCTAGCTCTGTTAGCAAACAGTTTTCTTTTTAGAACTGGATCATTCATTATCTTCCTCTTCCCATCATGTTGTAAGCAGCATATGCTCCTATCCCTGATCCTGCCGCTTGTGCTAACGGGTTAGTGCCTGGGGCCGTGGTTGCTGTTACAGCAGACTGGGTAGTAGGTAAATTTGTCATGATACCTTTTAAAAATTCTAATCTTTGATAAGGCTCATATGATCTTGCTAATTGAGTTTGTCTTGATGCATCTAATGCCTGTTGTCCTAATTGTCTTTGGACACCTCCTGCTTGCAATAAACTTTGAATGTCTGCTTGTTGCATTGCTTGTTGTTGTCCACCTAAAGCACCTAATAACTGTCCAGCAGATTGTTGTATGCCTTGTTGTTGAGCAGCTAATTGTGCAGCATTTTGAAATCCTGCAGCTAAAGATTGTCCAATATTCGATTGTGTAGCTCTTTGTAACTCAGCTTGTTGAATACCTTCTCTGCCTCCACCAAAAGCTCCTGCTTGAACTGCGTTTGCTGCAAGTTGATTTTGTGCCATCTGACCTTGTCTTGCTATCTCATCAGTTACATAAGATTGATAAGGATTTAAAAACTGACTTATGTTCGGGCCTTGTAGAGAACCAAGAACAGAACCTATACCTGCTGCAGTTGGAACGGCACCTACGCCTGTAGTCCCTGCTTGAGTAAATCCTGCTTGTTCTAATCCACTAGGACCTGCAACTTGAAATGCAGGAATATTTACAGGGTTAGTAGCAAGTTTAGCTGCTTGATCGTATAGGGCTAGTTTTCGGCTTTCTACTTCTGGTGCTTCTCTAGCTATCGATACTTGAGTGCCTGAAGTGGAGCCGCCTCCTCCTCCGCCACCCCCGCCTCCGAAGATGAAACTCATTTTATTTTAACTCCTTTGTATATAAATATCTTTTTACTTCCCATTGTTTACTCTTTAAAAAATTTTTCCAACCAGGACGAGCATGAACAGCAATTTTTTGACAATCCTCTTGTATCGCTAAATTTTCTATTGCATCCGCTGCTTCGTCTTGCCATAATTCTCTTTTTTCTCCTTTTAACAATATGACTTCACATTGTTTATAGTTTGGTAACTCCATTATTCTAGTGACAAATACACCAAACACTTTGTACTTTTCACCATCGTCAGATCCAAACATCATAAATAGTTGATAGGATCTGTCTAAAAGACCTGCTTTGAGATCTTCTATGTTCATAGGGTAGCCATCAAACTTCAAGCCTTCCCTAAGCATGAAATCAACTAGATTCCAATACTCATTTACCTTTTTACTATCAATGTATAATACATTGACTTCCTTTTTAATTCTTTTCTTTTCTGGCAGCATCTAATAAATCAAAAATTCTTTTAAATTTTGCTTGTTGACTATAAAAGAAGGCTGCACCCTTTTTTCTCATATCTTTCATATCACTTGGGTTTCCTCCTTCTAATATACCTGCCCCTAGAATTGCATCAGCTCTTGATACAAACTCTCCGTCAGCAAGTTGTGCAAGCATAGTATCTTCATCTTTATCTCCAGCACCAGCTCCATCTTCTACGTATCCTGAAGCTCTTACATAATTGTTAACATCATGTTCATCATGATCAGCTTTAGATGGTAAATAGTTTATGCCACCTGTATTATAAGTAGGTAAAGCATTTACAATTCCTCCTTTATTAAAAGTGTAAGGTGTATCTTGAGATGTATAATCATAAATGTTTGATTGAGGCTGGACATCCGTGCCATAATCATACCCTTCAGTTATACCCTCTAATTCTTTTTTATTTTTTTCATAAGCTTTTTTATAATCTTCATCGGTAAAAGGTGGTTTAACATCATCTTCATCTTCCAGTAATGAAGTTGCAGCTAATGTTAATCCTATTTTTTCTCCTGTACCTAATCCCATAAATCCTGAACCTTTAGCTGCTGCTTCAGCAGCTTTTCCTTCTAATCCAGCTGCTTTTATTTGATCAGCTGTCATAGCTTTTTCTCCAATTAATCTTTTAACACCGCCCATTGATTCTCCTGGTGCTATTTGAACTTGTTTTCCAAATGAGGGTACAGGTCCCATAGCTCCTGCTGCAGGTCCCCCAACAAATCGTCCTGTCATACCAGGTAGTGATGTCGAACCAAAAGCTCTAAAAGGACCAAAGCCTGCCATACCTGCAAACTGTCCTATGCCACCCATTAGGGCAGCATCTTTTAATGCTGTTCTTGTTGATTTACCTCTAAGTTTTTGTACGCCAAAAGTGGCAAGGGCTATTGTAAATGGATCCATAATTAAAATAATAACATGTTAATTTTATTATTTTAACTGTTATAGAGCATTTAATCAATATCAGCCTGTTTTTACGAATTCATTAAACATCTTTCCTGAGTATTTAAACTCTCCAACATGCGCTATATCTTCGTCTATTAGAGCATGTATTTTACCTCCCATAGAGGTCCATAATTTACAGAAATAAAAGTCTTCTCCTGTATATGTTTTTGTTTTTGGGCTGTAATACGAATCGAAAAAATTAAAGTAAAACGGTCTTTCTGTCATCTCACCGTTGACCATGGTTTGTTGAATAATGTTTAATTGATTATATTCTTTCATTAATTTTTCAAAAGCAGATCTTTGAATCATCATCATACCAGTTGGTCCTTTAATTACCTCAACAAAACCATTTTTTGGTTCAATTTTATTTTCATTACCAAATGTAACAGGGTAAATTAAACCGTATGTATTTGAGTTATCATCAGGTCTTTTTTCTAAGTCTTTTCTAAACTTTGTTTCATGAATTGTTTTCATTGGATAAGGAATTAAAGAAACCTCATGTTCACACTTAAAAAGTCTAAGAGCAGATCTTGTTGTAAAATCAATATCTGAATCTATAAACAGCATGTGTGTAGCATCAGATTGTAAGAAAGCTGATACACACAAGTTTCTTCCCTGTGTAACTAGACTAGACTTCATTAATTGAAACGTAACTTTTATCTTATTAAGTAAACATTCCTTTTGTAAATCAAGACAAGCTTTCATATAATGCATTGACACCTCTGAATGAATAGGTGTGCATACCATTAAACTCTTTTTATTTGTTTCTGTAGACACTTAATGCTCCTTTTAAAAAATTAGTCCAAAAATTTCCTATTACTTTCCAATCATAAAACCTTTTATAATAAGATTGTTGAAATTTAAGACCTTGTGAAATATCTTTTTTTAATATTTCTTTTGTTTCTATTATAGCTTCTGCTAGTTGTATCTTTAAATTTTTTTTATTTGATGTGTAAGGTATGTATATTGGAAATTCTGCACATGTTTCTGGAAGAGCGCCAAGGTCAGTGGTTATTAGCATTTGACCTGCAGCTAAAGATTCCATAGCAGATATACAAAAAGTTTCTTCCCATATACTTGGAAAACAATTTACTTGATAATCTTTTAACTTTCCTAATAATTGATCGTGAGGGCAGTAACCCATATAGTTTACATTTGATAAGCTTTTTGCTTTTTCATAAAGTTCTTTGTATGGCTCATCATTATTTTCAAAAAAAGTTTTTCCATAAATAATTGTAGATGAATATACATCAAGAGATATATCAGGATCTTTTATCGCTTCCATTGCGTCTAAGGCAACTTCTAAACCTCTCCATGGTGTAGAAATGTAGCACATCTTCATTTTTGGTTGAGGGGTAAAATCAGTTTTTATTGCAAGTTCATCATAATCTATTCCATTTTTTATTACAGTACATTTATCTTCTGGTATTTTGAAAAAATACCTATATTTCTCGTAACTCCAATGACTATTAAATACATACCAATCATACTTGTCATGATTTTTTTTATCTTTAAACCAGTTGTGTAAGTTAGGTTGATCATAAGAATTTTTTAACCAAAGAATATTTGGTTTTACAGGATGTAAAGGTTCTTTTTCAGGAACAGATGTTGTTATTTGAACAGCGTCTAATAAAGAATACTCAACAAATTTTTTTAAATAATCAAATTGGATTTCAGTTCCACCGTATGGTTGCATTATTCGGTTTTACCAAAAACTTCTAAAGAATCAACTGTTATTTTTTGGTTGATTTGTAAATCATCATTAGTAGTGTCACTATTGGGATCAGCAACATCATTATCAAAATCAGCTTTACTAGCATATTTTTTTCCTGTTCTTTTATTTAATACTTCTTCAGTTGCTGTGGCTTGGACTACAGGAACTTCTTGTCCACCAATGTTAACAGTTTTATTTGTCATTACTACCTTCCTTGACGGTTGTAGCGCTTATAACATCTTTTTTTATGTTTGTTAAGTCTTTTTGTATGACGCCTTGGACGTTTTCTTGGCTTTGGTCTAGGTGTGAAATTAAGAAATTTTACCTTAGCCATTTTCTTGTGATCTATCAATCAATGCATAACTTACAGCGCCCTGAATTTTATTACTTCCTGTAGCTGCTGTTACTGTTATGGCATCTCCCGATTCTAAATTTAAACCTTGAGGGGTGGCGTTGATTTGTGATTTAGCTGGAACATCATCCCTAAAAAATTCATATTCAGTGCTTGAAGCAGAAGAATCTACTAAATTCATGTTAACTAATATAGCTGATGAGGCATCATTATTTGCACAGTAAACACTTTTAATAATTATTGTTGCATCAGTCGGACATGTCAGCACCGTAGTTTTACTTGTATCGGCTTGTTTGAAACCTTGATTTTTATATTGAATTGTCATGATAAGAAATAATTAAACGCTTCTTGTTCATCTTTCAAGTCTTTTTGATATGAAAAATTTAATTGTTGTTTTATTACGTCAACTGATTCTAATATTTGTCTTTGATTAGAAACATCATATTGTTCTTTTGGTTCTGGTATGTATGCTGTTATTTTTGCCATTTAATATTACCACTTACTATTAGTCTAACATTATCTTTATTTGGGTCAACCGAGTGAGGTAAAAAACAAGGAAACAGTGTGCACAATCCTATCTCAGGTTTAATTTTTTTTGCATAATAACTTAAATAAGGATAACCTGGATTATATAAATTTAAGTGAGAAGAATCTTCGGTACAATCAATAATATATGAAAAAGAATAGAAATCTTTAATTGATTCGTGAGTATGCAGATCGTGAAAATGACCCTTCTCATAATGTTGTATCCAAGCTTTTACTAAACCATATTTCTTATAACCTAGATAAATACCTACTTCTTTGAAAAAAGGATCAAGCTGTTTAAGCGTAAGATCTAACAGCTCTTTATTGGGTTTGTCATAATCATAATTATTGTTTTGTGCCTCATAATTATTAAGCTTTTGGTTTTTTACAAATTCTAAATAGTCTTTTGAAAAAGGTATTATCTTTTTGAAATACTCAATAGAGATATCTTTTACTTGCATTATCTACGTCCGTCAGGCTGAATGTCGAATCTAAATAACCCTAATCTCCAATTTTGATCTACAGCGTCATTTTCAATCTTAACACTAGCTAATCTTGACCTTGCACGTGTATGAATTTGTTTTGTTGTTGGTGTTACTGTAAACGGACCTAAAGGTGAAGATGCTTGTGTATCATTCGGAAAAGCTCTTAAATTTAAAGTTACCTTTGCTTGACCCGATAGAATACCGAAGTCAGGAATAAATCTTCTTATCTTAATAAAATACTCACCGTTTCCTTCAACGTCTAATTCAAAATCTCCTGATTGTATAAATGCTTGAATTGCAGTAGTAGTTCCATTAGCATCAACTTCGTTTAAACCACTTTCATGTTCATACAATCTACTGGCGCCTTGGTTCGTGATCCCTTGTACAGTAGGAAAAGTCCCTGTTCCTGTTGTGTAAAATCTTGTTGCATAAGGTAACGGAAATACACCTTGATCAAAATAAGTTGTTCTAGCTAAAGTTCCTACAGTCCATACATTCTCGTCATAATTATAAGTAACTACTCTATCTATATTATTTGATCCTGCTTTAGGATAAAACCAATTTATTTCACTAAACAAACTATTATGTGAAGCAAATGTTATTTTACCTGCAGAAAAATTTAATCCTAAATTAGTTCCATTTGATGTAAAAACAAAATCTTCTACTAAACATGGTAAAGCTTTTACAGTACCATCAAAAACAAAAAAGCCACCCTCATCACTTATCCAATATACAGCTCCGTTGACGTACACTGCAGCATTCGGACCCAAACAACCACAGTTAGTCCCAACTTGTTTTATACTAAATGTAAAAGGCGGCCCTACAAATTGCATAATATAGGCGGCTGTATCTGTAAGAATAAAAATGTAATCTTTACCTTTTACCGCTGCAATAATTTCACTTCCACTATCTAATCTAAAAGTTCCAGCAGTGTTAGTAGAAGTAGGTGCGTAAGTGTTTAAATCTTCTTGGTCAGAGAATCTTATAAACATTTTATCTTGTGTCGAAGTTGTTCCAATTGTAGTTTCTGTTCCTAAATGAACTAGGTGCCTATCTCTGTCAGAAACAATGGTAGCCACACTTTTTGTAGGGTTACCAGATAAAGCTACCGCTCTTGTAACAAGAGCATTTGTATCTGCTGCAACAGGATTCCAAGAAAAACTTGGGCCGTTATGAACAGTGGCTATTAGTGTTTGACCATAATTATCTAATGACCACAGGCCTGGATCAAGAATTAAGTTAGAAGATGTTCTTGATGTGCCCCATGTAGATAGACCCCAAGTACCAGTACCAAAACCATAAGCAGGCTGTTGAATGTAGTTACCTATATCAATGTATGGTGTAAGTGTTAAAGATCCATTATTTGTAACGGATCCTGTCGATTCGTTTGATGGCATTTGAATAGTAAAAGTAGTTGGTGACGGAACCGTCAAAACCTCAAAGAGATTATCGGTAAAATTAGCAGATGTAAAACTAGTTCCTGATAATCCTGTAGCAGCAGAAAATGCTACAAGTTCTGTAATTTGTAAATTATGATCAGCTGGTGTAGTGATAGTCACTATGTTACTACCATTAGTAGTGGTGATGTCACAGTTCGCTTGTGTTCTAACTGAATCTAACGGAGTTATATCATAAAATATTTCATCATAATAAATAGCTAAAATTCTATTTGTTCCAATTGCAGAGTACCTTCTACCATCTAAATCAAACCAATTGTGCATTTGCCTAGCAACACCTACTAAATCATTTGCATTTAATTGATTCCATCCTCCTATTTTTTCAGGCATGCCGTATCTAAAACGCACGTTATCACCATCAATCCAAACATTTTGAGCCTGGGTTGCTGTGATTTGTTTGTTAAAACCTGCTGCGAATGGTACTTTAGCTAATGGCATATGGCTTATTATACTATTTTTTTACCAAGTATTCTATCTTTCAGTATAGAAAACTTATAGCTTAAAGTATTGGTATGGCTTGTTAGATCAAACTTTTTATTAGAAAAATGTAGTTCAATATCATCTTGTGTTTCAAAAGACATATAAAATAATGGTTCGTCCTTTTTGATAACTATTTTATCAGTCTCTTTCCTAACAGGTAAAAACATATTTAAATCAGTTGGTATATCTTTAGGATGTATTACACCAGGAAGACATTCCCAATTTCTAAATTCCCATGAAGCATTATGAAAATATAAAGGTGCATCTGATTGAATATAATTAAACATGCATATCTTTATTACAAATTTATAATTATCGTTTTGTACATAATTTAACAGCTGTGAGTTACTATGAGTTGTCACACTCATAAGATTATTAAAATCGCCATTACCCATTGCCCACTGCTCTAACCTATTATTAGATATTAAAAACTCCATATCAAAAGGAGATGTAAAAACTAATACTTTTCTAAAATAGTTTACAAATCCAGGACAAGTTTTAATTGTAGTGCTCGTCTCTGAACGGTTAAAAAGCCTTGGTATATTTTTGTAATATTTTGGTAGATTTTGTGGAAAGCTTAAAAAATTATTCTTTAATATTTCTATGGGTATTATGTTGCTATAAATTGTAAGGTTATTTTTCATTTTTAAAAGAAACAGGTAAACCTATAAAAGGTCTTGTGTCAAATTTATTATACTCTGCGTTTTCAGTATCTACAGAATTATAATGCAAAAACACTTGACCACATAATTCTCCTTCAAATTTATTTCTCCAATGTTCTAGGATGTTACCTTTGTAAACTAACATATCTCCTTCTTCTAGATTGACTTCAACATCTGTATTCTCATTCTTGATATATATAGGCCAAGGGTCGCCCCCTAAATAAAGTGTAGTTGATATTTCACAACTAAACCTATCAGTGTGTTTTTTTAATTCATCTCCTTTTTCATAAACTCTTGAGTATGAGTATGTTGGATATAATTTTTTATTTGTAATTTTTTCCATTATATTTTTAAGCTCTATCAAAAAAACTTCATTTTCTATTGATGCATAAATTGAGAACGTACCAGGCACTTGAGCATCATTCCATGTTCCAAAATCTATACTATCTTTTTTCAAATAATTTGTTTTAAACATATGGTCAGTAACCTTTCTTCTTAACAATAAACATCTAAGAGCAAAATCTGCTATCTCCTTAGAGACAGCGCTCTTAATTATTGTAAAACCATCGTTATGAAAATTATAATTTGTCATGTAAGTTAAAATGTATAAATCTTAAAATATTATTATTTTTTTGTACAGTAAACATGTGTGGTAAGTATGATGGAAATATTATTAAATCACCTTGTTGCGGTTTTATATTTACTCTCTCTGACATAGCAGATACCTCATCTTTATTTTCTAATTCATTTATATCTTTGTATAAAAGTGTATTAGATCTTGGATCACAAAAAATAGGAAAAGATGTATCTTTGCCTACCTCCAAAAATAAAAAACCACTTACTAAACTATTATAATGAACATGATATTCTTGATTCGAATATTCTTTAAATGTTTCTAACCATATGTCTTTTATTTTAAGATTATTATAATTTGTTTTTAAACCCATTCTTTTTATTAGTTCAAAGCCTTTGTCCAATAAAGTGTCTGACACAATTTTAAAATCATTTTGCGAACTGTTAAATCTTTCACATAAATGTTTATGATTCTCATGAAACACAGGCGTTGGAAAAAGACTATACATCATTTGAAAGGGTATCCTAAAAACCAAGAGACAAGAGAATATCGAGTTCCTTGAGTCACTGGTGTTATTCTATGCCAAACAAAAGATGGAAAGACAATTACGCTCCCTTTTGGTTTAAATCTATCCTCTTTTGTAACTATGAGTGCATCATCTTTATTTCTAAATTGAAATTCTAGTTCACCTCCTTGATAGTCACATGGGTCACTTAAATTAACACACATAGATAATTTTCTTATTTTTTTATAAAAGTTTTCCTGTTTAGGATTTTCATAAGCTCCATCGAAAGAGTCTGGATGCCAATTATAAAATTGATTAATTTTGTATTTAGTAAATTGTACTGATTCAGAATGATTTACTTCAAAGTTCCATTCTGCATTTTTATTAGCTGTATGTACATAAGGCCAAAGCTCTTTATAAAGCCATTCCTCGTCTATCCAAGCAACATCTGAATCTCGCTTTTTTTTAGTTTTTTCTTCAAACTCTTTTAATAACTGGTTTTTTGTAACGTCAAATCTATTTACAAGCTGTTCTTCAATGTATTTATCGGCATCTCCTGTCGTGCCCTTGCGTTCTCTTAAATTGTTTCCGTGTGTAATAAGTTTGTTACAAAACTCTTCAGACAAAACTTTTTCAAAAACCCAATAATAATTTTTTAAGATCATAAATAATTAAAAACCAAAGTAACTCTTGCTTTCTTGTCTGTGCATGTTGTACTAGCATGAGGTTTTGAAGAATCAAATAAAACTATATTATTTTGTTTACTCTCTATTTCTTGATCTTCAATTATGGTTTTTCCATTATTTGTATTAAAAAAGAAAAGTGCACCTTTATGTGGATATTCAAAATCAGTGTGCATTCTATGTTTAATTATTTTTTGTTGATTCAAATATAAATTTGCTTTTATTCTTATTATTGCTTTAGGTTTTAATCTATCCAAAAAAGGCCGACAAACCATGTCATAAAATTCGCTATTGGGTCTATTATCTTTATAAAATAAATGTGCTAAGAAAATATTATCTAGAGGATCTTTTTCATCAATTACGAAGTCTTGATAAAACCACGGAAAACTATTATTCATTACAAATTTTTGTAAATTTGTAAAAGCGTCTTGTGGTAAAAAATCTTCTATGACTTCAATCGACATGAGTAAGTTTATACACTTACTTTAATTAAAAGGCAAATTAACTTGGTACTTCCCAAGAAGTTGAAGTAGAACTCCAAACTAAAGATGTAGTGTTTTCAAAATCTTGACCAATCCATCTTGTATTCTCATCATCCCAAGTCCAATTTAGTGTTTTTTCACCATGGTTTCTTGTTGGAAAACCGAAGCTTGGTTCCCAATCACATCTACTAGTGTTAAACACCCAACTAGAATAAGGTTTTGGTGGTATGAATTTATCTGTTGCAGAATCGTAAGTATATCCTTGTGCAGGATAATTTCCTCTTAATGGAGTACCTCCATCAACATGTTCATTGTTTTGAGTTTTTTTATCACATCTTTTAACGTATGTGTTTTGCGGATAGTTTCCATCGTAATATGTGTCTGCAGTCCATGCATCATCAGGTATAGTAGAATTTACCCAAGTTGCGCACTGATCAGAATCAACTCCTCCATTAGCAGCGCATTGTGCATCGTCCATTATGACTACTTTAATTACAATATTATCGTCTGAATTAATTTGTGCAAAATGTGCCATTATCCTGATTTCCAATTTCCATCTTTAATTGCTTCAAAGACTTGTTTAGTTGGCCATACACCAGAAGCTGAAAAAGCATCAAGTTCTCTTACGATTACAATACCGTCTCCGCCACTTCTTGTGCCGCCACCGTGATTCGCTCCTGCTCCACCACCTCGGCCATCGCCTCCATTTTGGCCTCCAGGTGAACCTTCACCTCCGCCTCCTGTACCTCCAGCATAATTTCCGTCAGAGCCGCCTCCGCCTCCAGCGTAATAATTTCCAGGTGATGAAATTGCGTTTTCTGAACCTTGTCCTCCAGCAGAACCTCCAGGTTGGCTAGCACCTCCGCCACCTCCACGGTCATTACTATTTCCTCCAGGATTTCCTTGAGGTGGACTTACAGGTGGTGTATTACCTGATCCACCTGATCCTTGAGTAGCGTGTAAATTACCACCTCCTCCGCCACCAGATCCTCCGTTACCTCCTGTTTTTTGAGGACTATCATTAGAGAAAGAACCTCCATAACCTCCTCCAGCGGATGTTATTGTTGAAAATATTGAATTTGAACCAGCACCAGCAGTAGCACCGCCTGGTCCTCCACCACCAACTGTAATTG